TTAAAAAAGTTTTCTTGCAGTTCTTGCATGGCATAAAGTGTATTTATCGAACGAGTTGCCGACTGCATTCTGGACAATCCACGATAAATTGAAGTGTTGCTAACGTCTTTAAAGCTAAAGATTTCATTAGGCTTAAAGTCCGTTACACCCATGTAACGATAGCCACTAATAAAGGTTTTTTGATCTGTTTGAATTGATACGCGATCTGCTGGAAGATGATACATAAATGCACCATCAAAGTAAATGAAAGCGTTGCCTTCTAAAACTAAATCAGTAAAAATATTAGACCTAAAATCTTGTACCGATTGGTAAGGATTAGGTCTAATATTTAAAAGAGTATTAAGTTGTTTTTTGCGAATTCCCACTACAACCGGGTCAGCGATCGAGTCTTTTACATCGTAGTCTAAGCTACTAGCAGCTGATACAATCATGTTAACTCCACGATTGACTACTTCTAGTTTTTCAAACGCTTGTAAATAGTTGACCGCAGTACCTTGCGTATAAATGTTGGTACCGGTTTGTGTGGCAATTAGTGGTTGCGCGGGATTAAGCTTTTCCACCACCCAACCACGCACGTTTTGGTATAGTCCCATAAGACCTCCTTATAAGAATTCTGAGAAGAAACTACCATAGCTGGCAGTTGTCTTTATTGTCTCAGGACTACCTTTTTTGGCTTTTTGTAGCTCTATCCACTTGGCTTGCTTTGGTACACTACTAGGAAGTGGGCTTTTGCCAAATACACCGTGTAGTTTTACGTGATGTGGATTACAAAGTGTAAAAACTTGTGTATACAGCTCGCTATAGTGTTCTTCAATAAACTCATCACGTACAGCTAAAATACTCTCATCAGTTGAGATATCATAACCACGCTGCTTTGCCCAGTAGTTGAGTAAATGAGTAATTGAATTTAAGTGGTGCAGTTCAAGTTCCGTTTTAGAATCACAGATATAGCAACAATCTTGCTTTTCATAAGCACGCTTGGCTTTGTCGCGAATCCATTTGACTGCGATCCTTTTATTTGTGTTTACTGCCATTTACTGTTCTCTATTATAAATAACTTACATACAAGCTAACTGCTAGTACTAAAATTTTATAGTACCATTATACCACAAGGGCAAAACATAGTCAAAACTATTTTTCAACTTGGTATTCTACACTTGACAAATATTATTAACAATGCTATAATATTTAAACAGTAAACGAGTACAGTGCATACCTGAGCGCATCGGCCATGTGCGAAAACTCATCGTGTACAGGTTTTTCACGTTGCAAGTCATTTTTACTATCCCAACGATACTGGTCTAGCATGCCTAATGTGTGCAAGCAGTGGGGTGCTACCTTTAGTCTGTTTTGTTCGACTAGTGTTTGTACAAAAGCGATGCCTGGTAACACGTCCTTTTTAGCCTTAATAGTTGGCACATCATAAATTGCTGCTAAGTCCGATGCAAACTGTGCGGCTGCACTATCAATAAAAATGGAGTCCACATTCCAGCGACTAATCAATTGCTGAAACTGCTGTGCATGCCAAGCAGTTGAGTTACCGGCCAATTGATATTCATCTACAACATGGTACACATCACTTTGTGGCTGGTAGGCTATGACCACAAAAGCAGTAGGGTCACGGTATCCTGGGTCGCAGCCTGCAAAAAACTCACAACGATCTTCCATAACAAAGTCCATTACGCAGCTTTCACTATTAAACTGAAATATCTGACCCTCAAACTCAGCAAAGCTGGCCATGTATTCTTGTTCAAATTCAGCTTTTGACATGGAACGTTTAGCTTCTGCAACATCTTCTAAACTCATTCTGGAATTTTCTAAATAATCAGCTTGTAGTGAACACCATTCTGGAAACTCCGAACTAAAGCCACGCTGAAAAAACCTTGAAAACCAGTTCAACTTACCACGAGGTGTTGAAATAAATATAGCTTTTGCACCTGGCTTGTCCAGTGTAGGGCGCAATGCAACGTTAAAGGCTGTTTCACCGTCACCTAATGCAGCTTCGTCAAATATAATTAAGTCATAGCTGCGACCAACACAACTATCAATAGTCGAAAGTGAACCCATACGAACAGTTGACCCGTTGTCCAGTTCAATTAATTTATCCTTTAAGTTATCTCGTGCAATTTCCAAATCAAAGTGCTTTATTAATTTGCGTTGTAGCTCAAACGAGATTGAACTGAGTGTATAGTTAGGCGATACTATTAAAACATTTGACCCTGGAATTAATTCTATTAACTGACCAATAACATTGGCAATATAAGTTTTGCCTAGTCTGCGTGAAAAAGCTGCACAAATAAATCTATACTTAGGGTTGTTAACTGCATTAATAAGCGCAATTTGTGGCGCATTGATAGTTTCGTATATGCCTAATAATTTTAAGTAGGGTTGAACAGGCAGTTTGATAAAGCGTTGATGGGCTGCGAACTCAGTAATTTCTGTTGAGCTAACATCCGGTCTGGAAATCTTAAGCATTGGGATCTTCCAGTAATTTTTGAATCAATTGCGAGTACTTGGTGCCGGTATCTAAGCCATTATTAATTTGCACGTTAACCTGCGACTTGATATGCTGCTCTTGCTGCTTTTGTTCTAATTTGAGTACTTCCATTTGCATGTGCAGTTGTTCCATTGTCATTTTGTGCGAAAGTGCTAACAGATCAGCAATGTCTTTTTGGCTGCCGGCGCTGGACTCCTCCAACTCTTGCATTTTTTGACGTATAACTGCATCCATTGCGCGACGCATCTGAACGCGGTTGTTGAAGCCTAACTCCATAAACACATGATCTACATATCGTCTAACTTGCGGCTGTTGTAATATTTGCTGAACTTGTTCTGGCGACATGGACAAGTTTTCAGCAACTTTGTGCGTGGTTCCCAATTGCAAAAAGCAATTGGCAACTTCCAGTTGTTCTGGTGCAATTTGTAATGCTTCGGCTGGGGTGGTTGTGGGTAAGTTTTCCATAGCTATAAAAGTTGGTAAGGTTAATCGAGTGTATCATAACTAACAGCATTTTGTCTAGTTGAAAATTTTTGTGGAGGTTGTAGTGGTTTGCTGTGGTCCAAAATGGCACCTGCTGGGTTTTTGAATTTTTTAGTAATGATTTACGTGTTGGTGGGCCCGCCGGCTCCGCCATACACTCATGTCCGTTATCCCCCCTAGGGTACCATGCCCCGGGTCTGTTGTCAAGCAGAAACATCAACTTTTTCTATTAAATTTTTCTATCAAAAACTGCAACCCGATTTTGTAACAAATTGTAACATTCACCAAAAATATTTGCACACCTAGATTTTTGTGCTATACTATCTTCACTGAAACAAACAAACGAACAGGTAAACGAAATGACTGCTACTCTCTCTCATGACCTGCGCTGGGCTGACCTGATCGGTGCCGACCTGGTTGACGTGGATCTTAGCTGCCGCGATCTGTTCGGCGCTGATCTCATGGACGCTGACCTGCGTGGTGCCAGCCTTTCATGTGCTAAGCTGCGCGGCGCTGACCTGCGCGATGCTGACCTGCGTGGTGCCGATCTGTTTTGTGCTGACCTGCGCGGCGCTGACCTGCGCGGCGCTGACCTCAGGGATGCTGGAGTTTGTGAAGCTGACCTTGACGGTGCAATCTGGGATTCAGCTACCAAATGGGATGCTGAATCCTTGCCGGACGGCTGGCCGAGCACAGCCGTTTTCAAAGGGTAAACAATGAAAGCCATTCTCGCTCTTATCGCTCAAGGCATCATCGCGGCCGCACTGGTAGGCGGGCCTGTGTTCTACTGGCTGCTCTTTGTGATGCAACCATAGACCGCCAGGATGTGTTGCGTGCGCGCAACACTGCGCCGATTATACACTATCAATCCTGGCGGTGTCAAGGGTTTGGACGATTGTATTTATTAATCGTTGTGATAGAAAATTACAATCAAAAAACCCCTTGCACAACCTGGCGGTTCCTGTAGAATACCTACATCGACAACAAACAAGGAGTAGTTGACATGGAAACCTTTGACGACATCACCTGCGAAGAGTATGCACTGGTCTACGGTACCCTGGAGGACAACATGCAAGACTGGGTCGAAGCCTGTGAGCAAGACGCTAACTGTGAGCTGCGCGAGCTGGCCGCATAATCTGTAAGCCCTTGATTTTCAAGGGCTTTTTGGCGCCGATTTTACCATACCGGTTTTGCCGGTGTCAAGGGTTTTGTGCAAACTTTTTTGCATATGCTAATAACAAAACGTCGCAAAGAAACCCTTGCACAGTCCTGCTGGACGTGAGATAATATCTTCACGGTAAACAAACAAAGGATACAAAATGAAAGCATATGCGGCCCTGGTTGATCGTGCCCTTGAGCTTGGCTTTAGCGTGCTGGTGCTGGATGAGGAAGGCCCGCTGATGAAGCCCAGCCGTGATGTTAAACAAATTGTGCGCTGCATCAAATCTGTTGACCTAGCCCAACTGGTTTTCATCGGACCGAGCGGCCAACAAGTAGGCTGGGCTGCGGTTTCGGATACTGTTGACTTAGCAGACGATGAGAATGTGATCGACTGTAGCGCATCGGTTGACTGGATCAACGATGTAATGGCAACCCTGTAAATACCTCCAAGAGTGTTGCAGAAATGCAACACTCTTGGCGCCCATTATACACTACAAAATCCGGCGGTGTCAAGCGTTTCGTGCGAATTTATTTGCATTAGCTTATAACAAAATGTAGCTTAGAATCGCTTGCATAGTCCTGCTGGACGTGAGATAATATTTCACGGTAAACGAATAAGGTATCTAAAATGACCGAAACCGAAAAACTGGAAGTTTTTGACATGATCCAATCCGGCAGCCTGAACCGGGCCGGCTTTTTGCGGATCTTGGAAAGGATCCAACTGGACGAATGGGAAGCCGGCCGCGCGTACGGCTGGGAGGAATGCGGACAGGGTTCCGATGACAGCCAGCCGGACGAGGCTCAGGAATGGCACGATTTTGACCCTGACTGTTAGCAGGCAAAAGCTCCAGGATGTGTTGCATTTTTGCAACATTTCTGGCGCCAAAATTATACCACATAATTTTGGTCGGTGTCAAGCGTTTCGTGGCAACTTTTTTGCATTAGCTTATAACAAAATGTAGCTTAACTTGGTGCCTGCCTGTGCTACAATACATTCACTCGATAAGGAAACACAATGAACCACACTGAAACGCTACTGGAAGTCGTCCGCGGGCTGGACGAATTGCGGATTGGCCTGCGCGAAGCCCCACCCGCGTGGCCCGCTGAGGAGGCGGATAGCTTTCGCTTGCGTAAACAAGCATGGCTGCTCGCTCAGGAAATTGTTTTTCTGACACAAATCAACCCTGAGGATTTTGCAAAATGACCTTGACATTCTTTGCAGTTTGGTTTACTGTATCGGTCGTGGTATCGTTTATCATGGGCAAGATTATTTGGTGGGGTGCACAATGAAACAGGCTGAAATGCGTGAGTTTTTCGAGCTGATCCGCGCGGATCAAATCACCTTTGCGGAATTCCGAACAATGCTTGACAAACAATATGAGGAGGAGTACAACCAAATCTGGGAGGATGGCCGCGATGCCGGATACCGTACCGCATGGGCGGATGCTCAGGAGAAATGGGCTGACGAATACCAGCGAGGGTTTGATGCTGGACATGAGGACGGGTACGATGAGGGATATCAAACCGGGTATGAGGACGGCAACGCGGACGGCTGGGATCGGGGTCATGATGATGGGCTGAGGGAGGCCAGCCAAGAATAGTCCGTACCGGTTGTCAAGCCCAACGTGTGTTGCGTTTTTGCAACACACTTGGCGCCAAAATTATACCACACCATTTTGGGCGGTGTCAAGAAAAAATTTGTAAATTTTTTGTGGTGTTGCAAAAAAGCCACACACCGCCGCGCGAGGGTCCCCCATTTATTGTACCGTGAATTTTTTGTACTGTCAAGCATTATTTTTGCAGCAGCACACTGCTGGCAGGCTGTCAACAAACTTTTTGCTATATAGATATGAAATTTTGTTGTTGACACTATAGGTGAACATCTGTATAATTCTTTATATGGGATCGCAACACAGCGAAACCTAACCGGGCCGCAAGGCACTT